AGCAATCGGAGCGGGTCGACAAGACCTTCGAGATATTCTCGAGCAGATCGTCGTACTGGGGATGCGACCCATCATCGAGCGCCCCAGCCCGACCCCCGCGACAGCGACCGAAGCAGGTATCAAGTCGGCAGAAACGACCAGTGACCTGAAAGCCATGGTTCGTGACCTCGAGCGATTCATCGAGGCCTGCTTCGACGACGGTTCGGACTACATGGGGATGTCCGAAGGCTGTCTCGTGGAAATCTACGACGAGTTCGTAGCCTTCGACGGAATCGAAATCAGCGAGCTACGAGGAGCCGTTGAATCTGGTCTTCTGAGCAAGGAGACCTACTGGAAGGAATTGGTTCGCCGAGGGGTCCTGGCTCCCTCGTTCGATGCCGCGATCGAGTTGGTGGCGGTCAAGAAAGAAGCCGAGGAAAAGCTCAAACAACAGCAAGAGCTACAAAAGACCAAGCAACAAAAGGCTCCCGGTGAAACCGGAAGCAAGGAGGAGTAAGAGGTGGCGCCTCTGAAGCCTTTCATCAGCAAGCCGGAAGACGTCGAAGAGAGTCTTCGACCCTTCTACAAGAAGCGTGAGGATCTCGATCTCGACATCCTCGTTCTCGACGTCGTACCTCAAGAAGGCTGGTCCCTGGAAGACGTCAGGGGCCTGAAGTCTTCCCTCGGTCGTGCCCGTGACGAGCGTCGGACGGCAACGGAACGTGTCACGAACCTCGAGGCCGACATTCTTCAGCTCAACTCGAAGCTGAAGGCGAAGGTCCCCGATGACGCGACCAAGCTGGTCGAAGCTGCTCTCAAGGAGCGGGACGAGCTTCACAAGACCGAAACGGAAAAGATCACCAACCGATCCAAGAAGCTCCAGAGCAAGGTCGAGGCCTTGCTTGTGGACAGCGAGCTGACTTCTGCGCTGGTCGATGCTGGCGTCAAGAAGAACATGCTTCCGCTGATCCTCACGCAGGCCAAGTCCAACACTCGGGTTCGTGAGGAAGGCGACGACTTCGTGGTCGAGGTTCTCCAGGGCGGGTATGCCGTGGCGGACAAGACCCTGAAGGATCTCGTCGGTGACTACGTCAACCTCTACCCGGAGGCCTTCGAGGGTTCCGGGGGGAGTGGAAGCGGGGCTTCCAACAACGACCAGAATCGGCAGCCGGCCGGTGGCAAGCGTCAGCCGAAGCATCGAGCAGATTTCACCAACGCTCACGAGAAGGCCGTCTGGATCAAGGAAAACGGCCAAGACAAGCTCATGAGCCTACCGCCCGCACCGGCCCAGTAGCTGGTAGGGACACGGAGAACGCCTAATGGCGATCGGTACCAAATCTGGTTTCGTCATCTATGACGAAATCTTCCATACGGCCGTGGCCGAGACGCTCGACCGCAACGTCCGAGTCTTCAACGAAGCTTCGAATGGCGCGATCGTGCTCCTGTCGGACGCAATGAAGGGTGAGTACCTGCGACGGACCTTCTTCGAGATGGTCTCGGGTCTCATCGCTCGGCGCGATCCCACCGTCACCACCGCGGTGGCCGATGCTTCGATGACCCAGGACGAAATCATCGCGGTCAAGCTGAACCGGCGCATCGGCCCGGTCGCTCAGACCTTCGACTCGTTCCGCAAGATCGGCATGAGCTCGGAAGAGCTCAGCCTCGTCATCGGTCAGATGGCCGGCGAACAGATCATGCAGGAATACTTCAAGGTGGCGATGAAGGCGGTCATCGCCTCGATCCAGTCGACGATGAAGGTGGATGCGGACGATGCGACCATCTCTCACCCCGACCTGGTCGACGGCCTGGCCAAGTTCGGTGATCAGGCAGACCGCATCGTCTGCTGGGTCACGCACTCGAAGCCCTACTTCGATCTGGTCAAGAGCGCGATCACGGAGAAGCTGTTCGAGATCACGGGCATCGCCATTCGCAGTGGCGTGACTGCGACCCTCGGCAAGCCCGTCGTGATCGCCGATCAGTCGGACCTCGGCCCCATCGCGGGAACGCCGGTCACTTACAAGTGGCTCGGTCTGACCGCGAACGCCGTCGCCGTCATCCAGTCGGAGGAACAGACCATCGTTTCCCAGGTCATCACCGGCCTGGAGAACTTGGTCATCCGCATGCAGGGAGAGTTCGCGATGAGCCTCCGCGTCAAGGGGATGAAGTACGACATCGCCAACGGCGGTGCCAATCCCAACGACGCGACCATCGCGACCGCAACCAACTGGGACAAGGCGGTCACGTCGGACCGGGACACTCCGGGCGTCGAGATCACGATCCAGTAGTCAACTCGGAGCTGGGGAGAGGGAGCCATGGCGTTTACGGTCGAAGATGGTACGGGACTCACGGCAGCCAACAGTTATGCGGCCGTCGCAGAATTGGTGAGCTATACGGGAGACCGGGGGGTCGACATTTCTTCGGCCGATACGCAAGCGAGGGAGCAAGCTCTAGTCAACGCCTCTCAGTACCTGGATCAGAAGTACGGTCCCCGGTGGAAGGGGTTGCGAAACTCCCGAGACCAGGGTCTCGACTGGCCCAGGTATGAAGTCGTAGACCGGAATGGCTTTCCTCTCCCCAGCAACGAGGTCCCCAAGGAGATCGTGAACGCGACTCTCGAGCTCGCGATTCGCAAGATCCAGGGGACTTCCCTCGAGCCCGATGTACCGGCAGCACAACCTGTGGAAGGAGTGACGCAGGTTGGCCCCATCCGCAAGTATTTCCGTCACTTCGGGCGTCCTTCTTCTCCGAAATTCCGAACCGTGGAGCAGATCCTGGCCCCGCTCTTGAAGCCGGGTGGGATCGAATTGATCCGAGCATGACCCAACTAGACGTCGATCTTCGTGCCTCAGTCAAGCTGATCATCGACGAGGTTGGGAAAGTGATGTCTGTGGTGCGAAAGACCCGTGCCTACGATCCCAACACGGATGCAACCACAGTTGGTACTCCAGTCACATACACAGTCAAAGGTTCACCTCCGGCGCCGGTTTCCGTTCGTGAGCTTGGCAAACGAGATGCCACGCCTGATCGAATGGACCTTCTGCCTACCGATTCAGTCATCTGGTTTGCAGAAGAAAATGCCGTGATCGACATCCAAGAGTTCGACGAGATTCACTTCGACGGTCTCAAGTTCTTCGTGGTCCAAAAGAACGTGTACTACTCTGGCGAGCTCATCTGTGCCAGGGAAGTCTTCGTCCGAGGATTGACGTGAATCTGAACCAGTTCGCTCAAAGCTTCCCGAAGCAAGCGCGTGCCATTGATAAGGCCGTAAAGGAAGCCCGAGATGGACTGGTTCAAGAAGCCTTCGAAGCTGTCGTCGAGTACAGCCCAGTACTAACGGGTTCATATCGGGCTCGGCATCAAATCGCGGTAGGAAGTTCTCAGGGAGCTCTGATTTATGAGCACCCGAGTAAACCCCCCGTCGAGGGAATCAAGACACTTGGATCGGTGATCCCGGCACCCGACGTTTCAGGCGTAGAAGATCTCCTGGCCCCCATCGGGCCGTATGAGAGGGTTGTCATCTTTAATGACATTGCCTACGCGGCCGCGATCGAGTACGGGTCGGGAGAAAATCAGCCCAAGCTAGTCTACGAACAGACCGCCGTCGAGCTCCAGCTGGAGGCTCCGGCTCGGTTCGCACAAGCCATTCAAAAGGCTATCCGAGGTCTGAAATGAGCTTCGAAATCATCGCGGATGAAGTTCGAGACTTGTTTCGGGTCGAGTTTGCGTTGCTTCAGCCAGGGTTGCTGATCCTGTGGGCAAATCAATCGAAGGCCTCGGTCCTGCCCACACCGACAGAATCCTGGGTTCGATTCTCAATCAGAGAGCGGCGGAGCCGATTGACTAGCCTGGGTAATCCCGGCGGTCGTCTGATGGAGAGGCCTGGGTTCGCGGTCGTGGAAATCTACGTTCCCCTCGGTGACGGGGAAAGAGGGCTCAGGAGAATTGGAGACAGCGTTGCTGGTGCTCTTCAGCTCAAAGCAACAACCAATGTTCAGTTCGAGGAAACTCGTCTGATCATAGTTGGCGGGGAGGGTCAACACTATAAAGGAATAGCGTTGACTGACTTCACAGGCAACGACTTCGCCTAGAAGCCCTAGGAGGGGTCAACGTGTCTTTCGGCGAAAGTCCCTTCGGAACGACACCGTTTGGAGGGATGCTCTCATCAACAGAAGGAGAAAGTCAAATGCCCAAGGCTCAAGCAGCCAACGGTCGACTCGCGGTCGTCAAGGAGTCCAGCTACGGAGTGAATCCGGGCACGGGCTTCCAGTACACTCGCTTCACGAGCGAGGGCCTGAAGCACGACATCAGCCTCACCGAATCTCAGGAAGTTCGAGCAGGTCGCAATCCGCTGGGCGCGATCCGAACGAACGTCCTGGGCCGAGGTCCCATCAACTTCGAGGCCCATCTCGATACGCTGTTCAAGTCGCTGCTTCAGGCGGTGATGTGCGCAGCGACGCCAACGGACGTCGATCTTTCGGCTCGGTCGATCGACATCTCGGCGTCTGCGGGCCAGACCTGCACCATGACCGATGCGGCGACGGCAAATGCCTTCGCCAACATCGCCGTGGGGCAGTGGTTCCGCGTCGCGGGCTTCACTTCGGCGGCCAACAACGGTTATGTCCGATGCACGGGCAAGACCAGCAACAACGTGATCGCAGTGGAAGGTCGAACCTTCTCGAACGAGGCCGGTCAGACCGACATCGCGATCGAAGGTACCCGTCTGGTGATCGGGTCGACCGCGAACAGCTTCACCATCGAGAAGCAGTTCACGGACGTCGGCGTCTACCAGCTGTTCCTGGGAGCCCTCATCAACACTTTCTCGCTGAACATGCGTTCTCGCGAGATCGTGACGGGCTCGATGGAATGGTGGTCCAAGTTCCCGACCACGTCGGGTTCCTCGGGCGCGGGTACGCCGGCGGCAGCTTCCACGCTTCGCCCGGCCAATGCCATCGACAACGTGATCAACGTCCGTGAAGGTACGATGGCCTCGGTCTCGACTCACAAGGCCACGGAGATCACCTTCGAGTTCAACAACAATCTGCAGGATCTCCCGGCCATCGGGGTCCTCGGCCCGGACGAGATCGGTCTGGGTTCGGTTTCGGCTCAGGGTCGAATGTCCCTGTACCTGGCCGACGTCTCGATGGCAAACAAGATCGAGAATGCCACGGAGACGATGATCTCGTGGCAACTCAGCTGGCCGAACAACGTGTCCGCGATCTTCACGCTCCCCGCGGTCGATCTCGGCGAGTTCGAGTCGGTCATCCAGGGTCGACAGGGAGCCATCGCTCAGAACATCGGCTTCTTCCCCAAGGAAGATGCCAACGGCGTCGCAGTTCAGATCGATCTGTTCGGCGTGTAGTCACGACCGGCGAAGCCGGTCATTGAGTGGGTAGCTGGATGCTTTACCCACAGGAGAAAGAGATGGAAGGTTCGGATTTGGTTCAGGCAGTCGAAGAGTTCGACTTCGAAGTCGACGTCCAGGCGGAAGACGACGGAGTCTGGGTTCCCATGTCCGAGGTTCAGCCGAACTTCGAGATCAAGCTCCGGTCGATTCGCAGTGATGCGTATCGGAAGGCGCAGACCAAGAAGTTCTCCAAGCTTCGTGCATTGGGTCGTCTCTCGACTGCCCGACTGACGGACGAGAGCGAACGGATCACTCGTGAATGCATCAGTGAAGCGTGCATTCTCGACTGGAAGGGACTGAAGAACAAGTCGGGCGTCGAAGTCCCGTATTCTCCCGAGCAGGCCAAGTCGTTCATGACCGAGCGCCGCTTCGCCATGGTGGCAGAAGCCATCACGGTCGCGGTTCGCGGCGTGGGCATGGTCGAGGAAGCGGAGGAGGAGAAGGTCAAGGGAAACTGAGAGAGGCAGTCCGCTACAGGGTCATCACTGGGTCACTAGACCCCGTTAAGATTGAAACCCTGCTCGAAGCGGATGCCCTCGACGATTTCCTTGGTGAAGAGCCCGATGTACCTCCGGCCTTGATGCCTCTGTGGGAAGCGTTTTGGCATCTCCGACTCGCACAACCGGTGGAATTTCCCATAGATATTGCATCGGTTGAATCCTACACCCGAGGCATCGATTGTCCGTGGATCTTCTTGACCTGGCTTCCATTCATTCAGGCAATGGATTCCGAATTCCGGCTTGCCTGGACTGAACAGGTCAAACTCACCAACGCCGGAAAGTGACCGGAGTGCGGCGTGTCAGACATTGAAGTTGGTATCGACAGCACTCGAGCCGAGCAAGGTGCTAGGAAGTTCGTATCCAGTGCTGATTCGATGGCGAAGGCGGCCAAACGGGCCTATGAAGAATTGCGCCAACTTCAGGATGCCGTGTCCGCACTCCGGTCACAAGGAGTCACCCTCAAAGTAGATAACCAGTCTTTTCAGCAAGCCAAGACGGCGGTCGAACAGACCGAGGCCGCTACTCGAAAGCTTGGCAGTACTGAAAAGGCTCTCGCGCAAGATCGAGCTCGGGCGATCAAGGAAGCCGCTCGCCTCGATGCTGACCGCCTGAAGCAGATTCAGAGCCTCGAGAGCGCCGTAGCGCGCGAACGGGCTCGAGCTGCCCAGGTACAAAGCAGGCTAGACGCTGAACGACTTCGAGCAGCGGAGCGTGAAGCTCAGGTCCGAGCTCGAGCCCTGGCTCAAGAAGAAGCCGCTCGAGTTCGATTGCTCAGTCGAGACCAGCGAAACTCCATCAGCCAACAAAGCCGCCAGGATGCGGAGCGTCTACGGCAGCTGCAGAGGGAGGAGCGTGCGGCAAGACAGGCGGCTTCTCGTGAGGAACGCAGCGCGGCGCGTGAAGTCGCTCGCCAACGCGAACAAGCGCTTCGTGAGGAACGTCGCATCGTCGGTCAAATTGCGGCCGATCGGCTTCGAGCCGCGAGAGAACTCAGCCGTGCGGATGGTCAGCGTCTCGCAGAAATGCAGAGAATCGAACGACAGTTGGCTTCACTCCGCTCTCGAACGGCTACGCCTCAACAAAGGGCTCAGCTCGAGTTCCGAGACAATTCGTCGATTCTCAACCGAGCTCAAGCGGCGGGGCTTCTCAACGCTCGTCAGACGCTTGCCTTGCGGCAACAGATTGCTGCTCATTATCAACGAGAAGCCCAAGGGGCAAACGGTCTAAAGGCCTCAATAGCAGCCTTGGCCGATAGCTTCGGCACCCTTAGCCGAACCACGGCACTCGCAATCCCTGGTCTCCTCACAATCCAAGAGACCCTGTTCTCGATTTCTGGAGCAGTCGGGGGAGGCGGTGTAGGTACGGCTGGTAAGGTTGGATTGATCGCTGGCGTAGGCGCTTTGGCAGCAGCCTTCGCTGGTTTCTCTGCCGTCCAGAACATCGCTCAGGCCAGCATCGAGTTTGAGAAGATTCGAGGCGCTCTCCGAGCTGCTACGGGTGATACGGAAAAGGCCGAAGCAGAATTCCAATTCCTCAGTGCCGTTGCCAATAGGCTTGGTACTGATCTCAAGTTCTCTGCTGGAGAATACGCCAAGTTGGCAGCGGCAGCGCGATCCGCCAACTACGACATGAGTACAGCCCGATCTGTATTCCTCGGTGTTGCCCAGGCTTCGGCAGCCCTTCGACTCGGAGCAGACGAAACCGCAGGCGTTCTCTACGCCTTGCAACAGGTCATCTCCCAGAACACTCTGAAATCGGAAGAGCTCAAGAGGCAGTTGGGTGATCGTCTGCCTGGTGCCTTCGCCATTGCCGCGGCTGCGTTGAAGAAGACGCCGGAAGAATTGACCGAGGCGATGGAAAAGGGCCTGGTAAGCGCGAGTGAGTTCATCCCCGCGTTTGCTAAGGCTCTCCAAGACCTCTTCGGAGCAGAAGCCCTTCAAGCTTCAGAAGAATTGCTCGGTCAATTGAATCGGTTGCGGAACGAGATCTTCCTGCTCGAGGTCGAAGCTGGAAAGGCAGGGATCGTCGATGCCCTTGTGGATGGCGTCGAACAGCTCCGGTCCGCACTGGCGAATGAAGAAACTCGCCAAGGCCTTCTCAATATTGCCAATCTTCTTGGTGGCACCCTCAAATTCATGGTGGAGAATTCCACCCAGATTCTCACCGTCTTGGGTGCAATCGCTGGAGCTGGCGCTGGTCTGACGGTCGGTGGACCGATCGGCGCGGTACTTGGTGCAATCGCTGGCGCCGGCGGTGTCCAAGTTGGTTTGGCTCTTAATGCTCCTGAAAAGTCTGAGTTTGAGAAAGCTGCAGCGAATGTCAGGATTCTGGAGAATGCCTATCGCGATCTAAGTGAGGCTGGGGCACAAGCCGATGCTAACAATCTCGGTGAAAGTCTCAAGCAACAACGCGAGATTGCTATCAAGCTTGATCCCGAAGGCTTGAAGCAGGCTCGTTTGGTATTGGCAGAGCTCGAAGAGACCTATGCCACTACTTCACTGACTCCTTTCGCTGAACAGCAATTGATTGGTGACATCGAAAGGCAACGAGCCAAGGTTCTTGAGCTTCAAGGAGTAGTCAAAGAGACTACTACCACAACCGATGCCTATGCAGCTGCTGTAGCTTCTGCAGCCACTGTTGTGGAAGATGAAGCTACGAAGACTGAACGTGCTCGGAAAGCCTTCAGTGAATTCGAGTCCGATCTTGACAAAGTCAAGAAGGCACATGAAGAATACAATGCCACAGTCCTGGAACTCGATCGGGGCCTGAAAGAGGGCTACATCACCCAGGCCCGATACAACGAGCTTTTGGTCATTGCCAAGGAAGAGATGGATCGTGCCTCTGGTGCATCCAAAGAATTGGCAAAGACCGAACGTGAAGCGGAAAAGGCCGCTGCACAGGCTGCAAAGGAACGCGGCCAGGCTACCATCGAGCTCATTGGATACATCGGGGCCCTCAATCAATCGGTCGTTGAGGCACAACAGGACGTCAATGCTGCTCGTCAGGGGGAAGCTGCAGTTACGGCTTTGGCTCGAGCTCGAGCCATCGACAATGCCCTTGTGGAAGCAAGGGCAAAGGCCCTCGAGCGAAAGCAGCCTCTCGAGGCCGAAGAGGTCCGAATCATCGAAGAGAAGGCTGGAAAACTCTTCGACCTTCAGCAAGAATTGACAAAGGTAAAGAAGGCCCAGAAGGATGCAGAAGCTGAAACTGAAAGGCGACGAGAAGCCGAAAGGGATTTGCTTCTCGAACCTTTCAAGGAAGCGGCTCGTTCGGTCCAGGGGCTGTTCGCCGACACTTTCGAGAAGGTCTTTGATGGTGGCATCGACAGCTTCAAGGACTTAGCGGGTGAAGTCTTCTCGATCTTCAAGAGACTTGCGGCTGAAATCGCGTCTCTCCTCATCTTCAGACCCATCCTGCAAAGCTTCTCTGGTACTGCTGGACTTACTTCCATCCTCGGAGGAGGCAACGCAGGCGGAGGCATTCTTTCTGCACTCTTCGGTGCAGGTTCCTCGGCAGCCATTGGTACTGGCGGTACCTTCGGGAATGTGTCGGGTGGAGCTTCAAGCACCGCACCTTCGCCGAGCTTTTTCCAGAACATTCTGAGTCTGGGCAGCAAGCTCGTAAACGGCCTCTCGGGCCTGACCTCTGTGGGAACCTTCGGGGGATACGGCGCCGGTCTTGCACTTCGAGGCCTCAACGGGCTTGGCATTACCCTCTCGGGTGCACAGCAGTTGGGAGTAATCTCGGCCTTCTCACCGTTGGCAGGCATTGGTGGGGCTCTGGGAGCCTTTGGCGCTCAGGCCCTCGGGTTGGGTTCGGGCAATGGGTTGATCGACGGTGGCCTTGGCTTGGTTGGTGGAATTGGTGGAGGCATCGCAGGTGGCGCTTTGATGGGTGCCTCTTTGGGAACTTTCGCCGGTCCGATCGGTGCGGCCATTGGAGCATTCCTTGGCGTTGCCGCTGGCTCGCTGATCCCGAAGAATCGACCCGATCATCAGGAATTCCAAATCTATAGCGGAGGCGTTGGTACCCCCGCCAACATCTTCGAAGATGGAGCATTCTCGGAAGGTCCCTTTGGTCGAGTGGGGATTTTGGGCACCAAAGGTACTCAGGTCGGTCAAGACTTTTCCCAGCAATTGGCTAATTTCCTAGGCGCTTCAGATGCCGCAATCGCCAAGAGCTTGACTGATGCCGAGATTGAACGAGTAAGGGCCGCCATCGAGGGGACTTTGGGCCCCAAGGTCAACACTCGTGGCAAGTCTTTCTCGGAAAATGACATTGCGGTCGTGGTTCAGTCTCGACTGGCCCAACAGTTCGCGGCCTTGGGTCTTGGAGAACAGCTTGTAAGCATCGAGCGCCAAGCCGCTGCCGCGAATAACAACACTCCGAATGCCGCCTACCTCGAGGCCTTGACCGGAGGTGCTGCAAGCTTTTTGGAGGAAAGGAAGTCGTTCATCGAGGCTTTGGAAGAGCTCGAGGCTGGTCCCTTGGGCGAAGCTGAAGCGGCTCTCAAAGAGTTGGATGACCGATTCAAAGAGCTTTCTGAGGCTGCGAAGGTTTACGGAGAAGAACAGTCCAGGATCGATGCGGCTCGTGCACAGTCTTTGCAACGCCTGAAGGACGAGTTCACAGACAACACTGAAGTCGAGATCCTGAAGATCGAGAATCCTCTCCAGAGCCAACTCAACGAACTCGACAAGGCCAGAGAAGAACAAATCAAGAACGCCCAGGCCCTTGGTCTCGAGATTACTCGGATCGAGTATCTGTTTGGTCTACAACGGGCCCAGATCGTGACCAACTTCCAGAAAACGATTTCGGATCGTATTCTGGAGCTCGAAGACCCGTTGGCTGCTTCGCTCAAGGCCCTCGACGAGTGGCGAGACGAGCAGATCAAGAACGCGACCACACTCGGCCTGTCGACTGTGGAAATCGAGAAGCTGTATGGGCTCGAACGGCTTCGGATCATCGAAGAATACAATCAATCTGGAGTCAACTCCTTCAAGGCCGCTCGAGACAGCATCAAAGATCTCATCAAGGAGCTTACCCAAGGTTCGTCGTCTCCGTTGTCTGCACAGACCGTCTTTGACAATGCTTTCACCGAGCTCATGAAGCTGAATCTGGATGCGCAGACAGCAGCTACGCCGGAACTTCGTGCCGAGGCATTGACTCAGATCAGCGAGGCAGCTACGAATCTCTTGAATGCGGCAGAGAATCTGTATGCCAGCGGGCCCCAGTTCTTTGCAGTCTTCAACCAGGTCCTTGCTCTTCTACAAGCTCGGTCTACTGCCCAGGATGTATCGGAACCGCAGCTTCCGGCGTTTGCCACAGGTGGTTCTTTCGTCATCCCGGGCAATACGGGCCCCGACACTCGAGTGGTCAAGTTCAAGGCTTCTGGTGGAGAAAGGGTTTCGATCTCGAGGCAATCTGACCAGATGGCAATGCTGCGTGGGCTCAAGGACGTCGGTCAAGAGATTACTCGAGGCAACTCGGATTCCACGGCTACAATGGACAAGCTGATCCACGAGATTCGTCTCCTCCGTAGGGAGCTGGCTACCAAATGACAATCGGAATTGACCCGTTTGGTATCCCGCCTTTTGGCGTAGGTGGTGGAGAGGCTGGGGCAGAAAGTGCCCCGTTCGACCCTTCAACACTTCTCAACAGAGATATCGTATACCTCGTAGAAGCCTTTCCCTGGGACCCTGTAGAAGAGGCAATCATCCGAGTAGGTTTCTCAGACCCTGCTCAACAGAATCGGAAATGCATTTTCTCGGGATTCCTGTTCCCTGCCAAGCTCGTCAATACCCTGTCTGTGAAGTATCGACTTTTCCAGCGAAACCTGCCCACAGAACAGACCGAAGCTAGTTCTCTGGGTACAATCACGTTGGGATGGGGTGACGGAGAACACGACAATCTCACGGACTACTATTGGGATGGTCGTGCCATCAACATCTACATCGGGGAACCTCACTACGAGTTCGAGCAATTCCAACGAGTCTACACTGGATTCGTGAAAGACGTGAATTGGAACGAACAGTTCATTGAGTTCGAAGTCGAGGACCAACTGGATCGACTGGCCGTTCCCATTCAGGAGAACACATACGCTGGGGATGGTGTCGGTGAGAGTTACGACGCGAACCCCCAACTAACGGGTACCCTAAAACCCCTGACCTGGGGCGCAGCCAGGAACGTCGAACTCGTTCTCATCAACGATGGGTTCGACGTCTATCAGTTCAACGATGGACCAGCAGAAGCGGTAGATGCAATCTACGACAAGGGTAACGAACTTGTCAAAGCCAATTCCGGAGCCAACGACATCACGGATTTGGCCATCGCCGACGTCTTCGATTGGACTCCTGTTGGAGGGCAATACATCACCGATCTCGCTCGAGGGATCGTTCGTCTAGGCGCTCCTCCCATTGGCGCAGTGACTGGCGACGTCAAGGGTAGCAATGATGGCGGATATAGTCAACTCGCTGGCGAGCTATTTGTCCGCCTCTTGACTCGAGCGGGTATCAGTAGCGCACTCATTGACACTGTCTCTGCTGACACCCTCGATACCAATTTCCCGTATGTGATTGGTTTCTACACCTCCACCAACACAGTCACATACCGCGATCTCATCGATCAGATCGTACACTCGGTCTTCGGCTATTGGAGGGTGGACCGCGAAGGCATCATCTCTGTGGCAAGGTTCGAGTTCGCCACTCCTGCACTGACTGTGCACGAAGGCGATGTCCTCGCGATTCAAAGGGAAGATACTCATTATCCCATCTGGAAGTTGGTCTTGAACTACAACCGAGCTTGGATGGTTCAAGATCGTGATGGTTTGGCAGATGGAGTAATTCCCCCGCATCGAGATGCGGTATCCAAAGAGTATCAAAAAGTAGAACAAGAGAATGCTTCCATCCGTACTGCGCATTTGAAGGCAACCTTGTACGAGATGTTTAGCCTTCTGACTGAATCAGCAGATGCCCAAGACGAAGCTACTAGTAGGATGGCTCTTCTTGATGAATTGAGACATTTCTACAAGGTTACGGTCAAAAACAACTCGTGGATCGTGGTCCCCGGTATCACGATCAACATCAATTGGCCTCGTTGGAATGTTTCTACGAGGGATTTCATCGTCGTTGGCGTGGATGAAAACGTCGCCAGCGGAAATACAACCCTTCTAATCTGGGGATAACATGGGTCGACTATTGATGGCTTCTCCGTTCGATTGGGATACGGCTACAATCGGCGGATCAGACAATCCCGTTGGTACGCCCCTGAGCAACTTGACTAAGACTGATCCGACTCTTTTGTGGAGTTCGGGTAGCAATCCAAACCCCTACATCACATTCGACGCTGGTATCAGTCGACAACTCAATCTCATTTCCCCACTATTCTCCAGGTGCTCAAAGTACGCAACCTGGAGAGCTCGCATTGGAGCTGACCCCACCTTTGCGAGCAATGCCCACGACTCCGAAAGCACTTGGGGCCGAGCTATTTCTTTGGATAATGGGCTAATGCGGACCAATTACAACGGCTATAGCTTCCAAAGCTTTACCGTCGCATTCCGAATCCTTCTTCGAAGTACTCGCGATGGCTTGATCATGAGCAAAACTGGGACTGCACCATACTCCATGAATCTGAATATCATCAATGTCACTGGTGGTCCCAAGCTTCGGTGGGGAGTTCCCAGTCACCCCTACGCTGAACTTCCCATCGAGATCATTCCCGGAGTCTGGCATCACTGTGCAGTCTCGTATGATTCGGTTACCCGTCAATTGCAGCTCTTTTGGAATACGAAACTGATGGCAGTCAATACCCACACGGATAACGTGGCACAAGACAGTGGGTATGATCTAGTCTTTGGTAGCTCTACGGCTGGAGCTGACTTCATGGTTCAGCAGGTAAGTCTCTGGGACTATGCGAAGAATGCTACGCAGATTGCTGAGATCGCTTCGCAACCCCTCCAATACCCCTGGACTTACCCCAACCTCGTGTCCTACTGGCCGATGGCAGAAGACACTGGATCTTCTGTGGCAGCGTCCGCCGAGGTTGGCGCGGGTAGTGATCCTCGACCGATGGCTCTCTCTGGAACATATCATTGGACTTACGGGATGCCTGTCTGGGCTTCTGCAGGCCTTGACAATTATGACCGAGTCCATGGCATGTACTATTTCCCGAACGTCGCAGACATCAATGGTCAAAGGTACGTTCGGTTGGATTTCCGTGACCCTGGCAAGTCCAATGTCGAGCTTGGTCGCGTAGTCATCTCGAAGGCTTATCAGCCCAGTCGCAACTACAAGTACAACGCGGCATATGGCCACAGAGACCAAAGCGACGTATTCCGAGCACCTAGTGGTTCGGTATCCATTCGTCGTGGAGCCAATGTGCCGTTTGCCAAGTACGCGATCCAATTCACGAATGAGCGTGAGCTCAGAGCCAATGTCATGGAAATGCAACGTAGGGTGGGAGGGTCCAGAGAAGTTCTGGTAATCCTAGACCCAGATGACGACGGCTTTCGCATCCAAAGGATGTATTACGGACTAATGGCGTCCGTATCACAGAATGTTCATCAAAACTTCAGCCTGTTCGAAGCAGGATTCGAAGTGGAGGGCCTGGTTTAATGTCTCGGCTGATTCGACTTCTGGTCATCGCTCTCGCGCTAGTTGTGGGGACAGTCCCCGCTCAAGCAGCATTCGATCTTCCGAACGCGGTCCGAGAGAGTACCAATTCCACCGGAACGGGTACAATCACTCTCGATGGTGCTGCATCGGGATATTTGTCTTTCGGTTCGCAGATCGCGAACAATGACAAAGTCTTCTACACGATCTACAACAACACGGACATCGAGGTAGGTGAAGGTACCTTCCTGACTGGTCCGAATCGAATCCAGCGTGATGTGGTTCTGTACTCCACCAATGCAAATGCATTGGTGAACTTCCCTGCAGGGTCCAAGACGGTCACATCTTCGCTGCCCGCAGAAGCAATCAAAAGCCTCACTGATCCGGCAGCAGCCGGTGGCTTCCTGGTACGAACCTCGAAGAACAACTACACCGCCCGAACCCTCTCTGTGGCAGGTGGTCTGGCGATCACAAATGCCAACGGCATTTCGGGCAACCCCCTGATCGACGCCTCTTCACTTCCCTGTGGAGACAACACGACCACCTGTCGAGCCATCAGAGATTCGGATGCTGACGGCGACATTTGTGACGATCTCCAGATCGGAGTCAATTACCTCATCGATCCGGGTCGACCCGACTGGGGAGATTACCAAGACATTTACTTGGCCGCTCCTCCCATCGGCGAGTATGACTGTCGACAACGAGTCCGAATCTGCCTCAGTACGGGTTCCACCACGGGGTCGAATGAACCGTCCTGCGACGCTGCCAATCAAAATCTGATGCCCGTGATCCATGGCGTTGGTCCCTGGGATACCGTCAGAATCAAGGGCACCGCAGACGGAGTCAATGATCCGTACCCGTGGGAACCCAATGCCAGTGGCCCGGATGCGATGATTTGGATCGGTGACCTCTGGAATGATGAAGCTGGGTACGTGAATGTCGATTGGCCGTGGATCTGGGCAGACGACGTCCATCACTCCATCCTTACCGCATACCCGTGGAATCGGGTAATGCCGATCTTCTGTGACGGCTGCAGCGGAGAAATTGGATGGAAGTTCAAGACACTTACCGACGGTATCAGTACCACCACCGCCTTCTATCCTACTTTCGTAGGAATCAATCTCAAAGTGAACATGGATGCCTACATCCAGCCGGGTTTCACCAGAGAAGTGCAGCCCTCCTTCGCCGCTGCATTTTTCCAAGGAAACGGCATCAGCATCGCTGGAACGTCGAATGTTGGTGGCTTGGGGTTTGGTCGTGACCTTACTCCCGCTACTCTCTACTTTGGTAGTGCGTCAAATGCCAACATCTACGGTGATACCAATGCCATCACTTTCGATGGAAGCTATGAGATTCTGGATGGGAGCCGAATCGAAGGTGGCCCGCTGGGGGCCGTAGAATCTCAAGATGCACAAAGAGTCACTCTTCGAGGTAGACTCAGTTCTTCTGCCACGACCAAGCCGACGCTAAACTTTGCAACCAGCTCGGGAGCAAAGGGAACGGTCATCACTTTCGACGGCGCAGACGTAGTAGGTTCTCAATCACTCAACATGCCTGTAAGGTTCACTGGCATTAACATCAATGCCAATTACCCCCACAGGATCATTGCAAATGGCACTTTCTGGAATACATACAACGGTGATAATGGTGGAATCTTCGGGTGTCTAAACATGACATTCACTCCATCTCCACGTTGTATCGTCAACCTGGCGGCATCTCGTCGAATGGGAAAGGGTCCGTGGTTTTCCGCACCCCCTACCAAGTTCGACGATACTCAGCAGATCTTCTTCGATCATCCTCAGAAGAAGTACTACACCATCCGAGTTCCGGATGGAACATCTGCATCTGGAAAGTGCATCCTGAATCCGCTGTCGGCTACACCCACCATCGGGACTTGTGATGCTACGGCATACATCGACTTCAAGGAGGATGTTTTCCTCACTGATTCGATGATCAAGCTGACCGAAGATTCAGTTGCAAGCTCTTCATGCATGATCGCACTTCAGGAATCCGTAGATGTGGGGTCCACGACCTTTTCAAACTACGGGATGATGAATAGCACGTGCACGGCAGACAACACTCCCCATGCTTGCTGCTCGGGCTCTGGCGCGGGAAATTGCCGTAGCCATGGAGGCTGGAATGAGATTCACTACGGTGAAGCCGCCAGCTCCCTTCGATCAATTTCCACAGATCAACAGGGAGAGACATACAACGTCATCAACAACGGTCTCATCAAGGCTGGTGAGCGAATCCGATTTCAATTCCAGCAGCTGAAACGATGCAACGGCGGAACTCGAGCCAACTGGGATTGCGAAGTCGATGGCGATTGCCCCAGCAGCACCTGTGGAAACATCACCAATAGCTGTGGCAATACCGCTGAAATGCAACTCACTTTCTCTACCATCCCGGTAGAGCCCGAACCTCAGTGTTACGACATGGTAGACAACGATTCTGATGGTCTTGTGGACTTCAACGAAAGCGGTCCGGGTTGGGATACCGGTTGCACGAGCCGCTTGGATAACAGCGAATAATGGAGATCAACCAAGAGTTCTTGAAGACGGCGATTGAGACAATAGGCGTCGCGTTCAGTGCTGCTGTGGGCGTAGGCGCTTATCTCAAGAAGCAGGTGAGGCACCTGATCCAGACGGAACTCCGTCCAATCTCGAAGCGCCTGCGGAAAGCCGAAAACAATCACCGCATCCTGGCACAGGGACTATATCTAAACCTTCACAAGGATGGCTCTTGTGAAAGTGAGGATTGTCCCTGTTATTATCTCGAACGCCTTTCCAAAGAAGACAAAGAGGAAGAAGAAGAAGATGATTGAACCCAACTACGTCGACATGGTCAAAGTCCGAGACGAAGAGATCCGCGGCAAAAGCATGGAGCAGATTGCTCGCTGTGGAATGTTCGTTCACTCCGCCAATCCTGCAGTGGGTCACAAGCCCGATCGCTGGTCTCGTTTCATCTGGGATGAAATCGTCCGTGGTCAAATGATCGTGGCGATCAACAATCGACTCCAAGCCAAAGAAGGCGTGAAGCCAGTCCAATGGCTCATCGGTGGGATTCGAGCCGACGTCATCGTCCATTATCCTTACATGGGCGATCTCATCGGCTTCGACCCGAGCTGGGGCTTGGGGATGTCCGAAAAAGCCTGGGACCGAACTCGTCGCAACTGGGAAAACAATGGATGGAAGTGGGGATATGACTCGGGCATCGCTTCCCTGCAGGGGCAGCTCGAGACGGCCCTGGCGAAGCGAGGCCAGGTTCCGGTACCCTACGTCCAAGTCAACGCGACCAACAAGACGTTGAACATCTATTGCTATGCAATGGACGTTCGACAAGACCGTTGGTTCGATTGGCTGATCGAGAAGTCCCTCGAGATGGCAAAGGCTACTGGCTGTTGGACTTTCTGGCACGGCTTCAAATCTGGCCTGAACGAGAATACGCCTTCACAGATAGTGTTGCCCGATTCCGTTCACCAGCTCGAGTACCAGAACGGCGAGTCGACCTGGCAGAGTCGGCCCCACAATCCTGGTGGAACGATGCTGACGTATGCTCACTATAAGCCTGGTGAGTTTCTGGATCGTTTCATGGTCCTGACCAAACGGATGCGAATGGCGGGTATCGAGATTCTTCTCAACGAGGCTTATGCCAATCAGGGCCGCCGCTGGCTGTGGACAGAGAAATACCCCGAGGTCGCCGGACTTTTGATCGGCGAGATGCAAGTAAGGACCATGACATGAGTGCCGCCATACCCGTCTTCACACACGCCCCTTGGGCCGAGCTCATCTTCCAGGAATTCATCACTGGAATCAAAGAGTGGCCCGATCCGGGTGAAAATACCCGCATCCTGGAATATTTCCGAGTAGGGTGCCCTGGTTTCACGCCGCCCAACGGAGATGAAACCAACTGGTGCGCTGCAGCGATTAGATGGGCACTCGTGACGTCCAGGGTGCCGAATGCGACTGGGAAACCTCTCGCGCGTTCGTTACTCACGGTCGGCGAAGCGATCCAAACACCCAAGCCCGGGTGCGTAGTGGTGATGTGGCGCGGGTCGAAGACAAGCTGGGAAGGACACGTAGGTATCTGGGTTGGTCAGTTCGGAGAAAACAACCTCGTACTCGGAGCAAATCAATCCAATGCAATCACTGTGGCACCTTTCCCGAAGAATCGCGTTCTGGGGTATCGTTGGTTCCGTGCTCCTTTCCACTAGTGAATGCCACCAGCTAGCTACTCCCAGCTGTCCTCCGATGCATGCAGTCTACGATGAAGACGGTTGTCCCGACGGTGCATGGGGCTTCGAGACATACTACGGATGGCCGTTCGAAGATCGTTCACAGATCTGCGCGGAGATCAATAGACTGTGTGCCCCTCTGGAGTAGATGAAGACCTCGATCAAGACTTCGAACTAGAAAAGCTCGAGGCTGCAAGAGAAGGTAGGCCCCCTAGGAAAAAGAAGTGGCTTGCAATCGACAAACTCAGGAAAGAGTTAGGTCGAGGCGAGATGGGACCCAGAAACATAGTCCCTATCTTACCCGAAGAATTGGCTCAGGCCCCAGAACCCGAAACGGATCAATGGAGTCGTAACCTAGCAGATAGGGCCACAAGAATGGCTCAATCGCTGCCACAGGAACAACGCCACGTCATAGTCATGGCCCTCCGATGCCTTTCTCATAGAACGGCAGAGGGTAAGGTTCGAGTGTGGTTGGAATTAAATCCCAACCGACGAGCAACTCACAAAGTCATTGCTGAAGAGGTAGGACTAAGTCGATTCAGCGTGACTCGAGCACTAGTAAAACTCAGGAGAAAGACCAAGTGAAAAGATTCACCGTAGTTTTACTCCTCAGTCTGGCCTGTGCTCCGACTTGGCTCCACAGTGAAGAATCAGCCCAGTATGTCTTGGGATCAGCAGACCAGGGTTGTACCGCTTCGCCTGACATAGCGGGCGGTATCCCTTGTCTGAATCATGATTCTGCGTATTGGGTAGGTGGAACCGAAGAGGATCGACTCATAGCGGATGCCCAGCTATTCTATGAGTTGATTCTCTACGGGGTCCCCGAGGACGTTGCTTCGATGTATTACCGCGTAGTCCGAGAGCTTGGATGGACTAGGTGGCCCTACAAGAAGCAACGAACTCGGGGACCTCCGAGATAATTACTCGTACAGACCGAGCATGAAGAAGACCAGAAGAATCAGCAATGCCAGCAGCAGCAGCACGATGATGAGGAATGAATTCACTTCTTCCTCCGAGCGATGATCTGCTGAATCCGATTCGCATCATCGCCCCCGACCGGCCATTCCCACCTTCCGCCAGGTCGATTGATCCCGGCCTTCCTGAGCATCCTTCGAAGATCCTTTGCACTGATCTTGTGGTCGAATGCCAATTCTTTCAACGTGACCACGGGACCCTCGACGGCTCCAGGCTTTCTAGCCTTCTTCCGTCGCTTTGTGGATTGCGTAGCCGCGTAGGATTGGTAATTCGGTTGATTGGACGGAGGTGTGACGGGCCGCTTCTTTCGTCTGACCTTGGCTTCTGCCTCAACGATCTCGAAAAGTTCCTTGACCCTCTTGACAATGGCCTCTTTCTCGGCCGGGACAGCACTCAAGCGGTTCTCCTTTGTTCCATCCGAAGAAGGACTTGTGTACGCTTACCCTTGGATTTAACGGTCTTGTAGATATCTTCATCCACTGTGTCTCTGGCAATCAGATGATAGAAGATTACATTCCTAGTCTGTCCTTTCCTGTATAGGCGTGTTACGGCTTGGTCGAAATCAATCCACGAGTGCGTCGTGGAGTACATAATCCCAATGCGAGCTACCCGAAGCTCGTTAACCCCGATCCCACCGACACGGATCTGTGAAACGAAGACTTTTGCCGACCGGTCCTGCACAAACTGCTTTCGGAGCGGCATTCGCTTTCTTCGGTTAATGCCCCCATGCATTTGGATGGGATTGAGACCCATAGCAGTGCAAAGCTTGGCAACTGCTTCTATCTCGGGTCTGAATCTACAGTAGATTACGACCTTCTCATTCCCGATCTGCTGGAGAAGTTCTTTTAGCTTCCGAGTCTTAGCTCGGCTAATCCTGTGAATTTGTTTCCTATCGTCTACGAAGAAACCTCCTGCAATCTGTTGCAGACGGGTAGTCTTCGCTAGAACCACAGGAGCAAAAGCCATCTTGCCCTTGAATTCTGCCACAGCTTCAGCCTCGAGCTCATCATATATCTTTTTGACATCGGGCTCGAGGTCGAATCGCTTTACGGAGTGATTGAGCTCGGGCATTTGCTCGACGTCTTCGATCTCAACTCTCATCATTCGTGAATGAATCTTTTCCCTAAGCTTGGCCTTCTTAGTCTCTTTGACCACAAGCTTAGTGTACCCATACCCGATGTTCTTGGCATATCTCTCGGTGAATTTACCCCAATGGGTCCCAAACACTTCGGGACATGCAAATCGGTATTGGGCGAAGACGTCGAGACCGCCCTTATCAAATGGGGTCCCAGACAAAAGCAATTTGTACTGGGTCAATTTCCCAATTTGATATAGGACTTTAGATTGCTTCGAGGAATGTTTCTTGATCATATGGGATTCATCGGCGATTGCGACGTCCCATCGTAATCTCTTGAACCAGTTCTTCCTTCGGACTACGAGCTGATAGCCTGCGAGAACGATTAGGGTGTTTTTTGCACCCCCTGATTTCCTAACGATCGATCGAAACTCAGCTCCCTGCAGTGCTCCGAAGTCATCTAACCGGATCACCCTTCGCTCGAAGTCGGCGAACTTTTCGATTTCTTCCAGCCATGTATCGATCACGACCGGCGGACAAATGACAAGGACTGTAGAGATTGGTTGCCTAGCCTCGAGATAACCAATGGCTGCGGCAGTCTTCCCTACCCCCTGCTTGAAATAGAGAGCGTAACCGTCAAACTTCATCGCTCGGGCTATGCCAAGCTTTTGGTGTAGTTTGAGAGGGATTTTCGTCATTTCGGTTATTATATCTCAGGCGAGGTCGTCTCGTAAAGGACCTGCTAACGTCTATTTTTCAGTCCTCGACGAACTTGTGTGAAGGCCTGTGGAATACTGCTGACCATCGCGGAATGGCCCTTGGCCTTAAGCACTCGTCGAATCTGATAGCCCTGGGCAGGGGAGAGTGTATCCTCCTTCCCCGGAAGCTTGACTTCCAGAGCGAAGAATACACCCTCCACGCAGCCCAGGAGATCCGCGATGCCTTTCTCTTGGAAACGGCCACCGTGGATCTTGTACCAGACAGAGTCTCTGAAGCCGTTCTCGAGGGCTTCTCTGATCGCTTCTACGAGATCGACTTCAGAGCTCATGGTCTAGTCGTCCTCTTCCTCTTCTTCTTCCTCTTCGGAATCGTCGTCGTCCGACTCTTCCTCTTCTTCCTCTTCTTCTTCGGAATCGTCTTCCTCGGTCTCTTCCTCTTCTTCCTCCTCCCCATCACCGAGTTGATCCACGTGGAAGATGTCCGTGATCTTGGACCGCTTCTTGCCGTCGTACTCCTCGGACTCGACGGTTCCCCCGTGCTCGAGACCGATGTACTTCTTCGGGTTGACGGCGAGCTTCTTCCCTTCGGGAACCTCGACCCCGAGAGCCTCGAGCATCTGTCGGAGCTTCCACAGAGCCTTCGGCGTGACTGCGCAGTAGGTCCAGCCTCGCCATCCCTTCTGGGCGCCCTCTGCTACGACGGACTCGAACACGACCATGTCGTTGCCCGCTTCCGACTCATCCCAGTAGGCCTTGTCCACCTTGAAGCGGTAGTCACCCTCGGGGATCTTCTTGCGACCACCAGACTGGACGCCAGAGAAGTCGATCGACTTCGTGTCCTTCGAGGACGTGCTCGAGGAAGTCTTCTTCGACTTGGTCGAACTCTTGCTCTTCAAACCGATTCTCCCTTCATGATCTTCAGGATTTTCTCGAACGTGGGATCCACAATGAATCCCGGTACCTTGGAACCCTTGGGCGATCGAACCTTGGTCAGATATACCGGATGAGGCCCAAGTCGCATCCGGAACTCCGTGATTTTGGTGATTTTGCCGTCCTTCTTTTTCTCCCTTTGCTTGATGTGAGTCTGACCGATGGCCTTTACCATCGCATTGAGGTCCTTTGCCACAGAGGGCATCATGGCCGGGCCGAAGTCAGGAAGTAGATCGCCCATCTCCTCTTCGGTATCGTCATTGATCGACTTTCGGTCCTGAGCCAAGAAGCATGTGTGGATGGGAAGGTCTCGATAGTCCAGTAGTACGGGACTGAGTGCAGACCCTAGGAAACCCCATGCCCTTCTTGACATCACTTCGGGACTCTTGGCCTTTTGCTTGGCCCACTGCATTGCCAGAGATTGAACCTGTGTGACGGTATCGATGATCACGCCCCCGTAGGGATGTTCCATTTCCTTGAGATACCAGTAGGCTCCGACGAAGTCGTCCCAGGTATCTGCTCGGAAGACGTCGACTCGGTCACCGTATTCCGAAATCGAATCCTGACCCTGTTCTCGGACGTCGATCAGGAGTACCTTCTTCCCTTCGGGAACGATGTCAGCCATTGTGGCTGCGAAGCTGGTCTTGCCCGTACCAGATCTTCCGTAGATCAGGACGGATAGGATCAGTTCCAGAGCAGCGATGGGCTTGATCCTCTTCTTGATCTTCTCTGATGCTGTGCCCTTGGACTCGCTCATCGAGTCGGGCTTACGCTTCCTTTTTAGCATTGCGCCTTTCCCTTCTGGTGAATTCCACCTTCTTGACGAAATTGACATCCCCGCCCATCAACCGAGTCCGGCAGATTCGATTGAATGTGCAAGACTTGCACTGGAACCCCAGCTCCATCACAGGTTTGTCGCGGCGAGCAATTTGCTTCGCGGTACGCTTGGCCTCGACCACGATTTGCTTGACAATCGGAGGCCTTGTGGTGATCGGGATTCGCCGATAGAACTTCTCAGGGTCTGCTGTGATGGCCGACTTCATATCTTGATAGTCGCTAGGGTCAAGGCCATGCTTTTTGATGGCTCGAAGATAGGTCGGCCAATCGGTGTCGATGCTCTTGCGTCGACTCAAAGAGCCCTTCTTCGTGAGTGCAGGGATTTTGGGTCGCTTCGCTCGAATCTCGTCCCACAGAACTCCCGTCGACCACGAGTAACCCAGGACGTCGAGGCCCCAGATGTAGAGACTGGTTTGTAGATCGAAGACTCGCTGTTCGACGTCTCCGAACTTGCGTACGGTCTTGCGCTCGAGGA